GCCAGTCCCAGTGCCTGTACCTGTCCCAGTCCCAGTCCCCGTACCCGTTCCTGTTCCAGTACCAGTACCTGTTCCTGTTCCTGTACCAGTACCCGTTCCTGTACCCGTTCCAGTTCCTGTGCCAGTACCAGTACCAGTACCCGTTCCTGTACCTGTGCCAGTTCCAGTTCCAGTTCCAGTCCCTGTTCCAGTACCTGTGCCTGTTCCAGTCCCTGTTCCAGTTCCCGTTCCTGTTCCTGTACCTGTGCCTGTGCCTGTGCCCGTTCCAGTACCAGTACCCGTTCCTGTACCAGTTCCCGTACCAGTTCCTGTACCAGTTCCCGTACCAGTTCCTGTACCCGTACCAGTACCAGTGCCTGTGCCGGTTCCTGTTCCTGTCCCTGTGCCGGTACCCGTACCCGTACCCGTTCCTGTTCCAGTACCCGTTCCTGTCCCAACTACTGATTCTGTTGAACCCAATAAAGAACGTACACGATCTGCTGATACGCCATACCTAGAAACCGCACCCTGAACAATTTGCTCATCAGTAAAGCCTTGCGCTCTGGAAGCGGCAATTGCATCCCTAATTTGTTGATCACTATAAGTTGTAGCACCAGTTGTAGCGCTGGTAATCAATTGTCCTAATGTTGACTGCGCATCTGAAACAACAGTAGTTTGCGATGCAATCAATTGACGAAGAATTTCTGCACGCTGTTCATTTGCTGCTTGTGAATCCACATCACCAGCAAGACGAGCAGCTTCAGCATCTTCTGTTCTTTGAGAAAGCTCTGATCTTGATGCGTTAATTATATTTTGCGCATTGCTTATTATGCTGCTTTGCTCTGAAATTTGAGAGCTTGAAGTAATAAGATTCTTAATTGCATCACTTTTGTTTTTAATTGCTTGAAGATCATCTTTATTTTTTTCTGGATCTTCTTGCATCAAGTAGATGTAATACTGATCAAGCTGTTGCGCAACCGCTCTTTTTTCTTCATCAGAAACAAACAACGCAAAATCAGGCCCAACAGAAAACTGTTTCCACGGCGTAGTTTTTCCACCCGCAGAAATTTGTAGTCCACTGCTTGAAACATTATCAGTAGTTGCCCCATTTCCAACAACAGATTGCCCAGTAACCGTTCCTGTTCCTGATCCTGTTCCTGTGCTAACTCCAGCAACAACTTCTGAACCAGTAAGTAAATTTGTACCGGGTTCAAGAGAACTTACTTCAGATAAATTTGTTGGGCGATTAGCCCAAGTCCAGCGTCCATCGGTAAATGTAGGAGGTACTTCAGTAGCTGCTGCTTTTGTTTTTCCATCCGATGGATCAAACCAACGGTATTGGTAATTTGCTTTGCCAGTTGCTGGGTCATAAAAAATCTCAAAGCCAACTTGGTTTGAATAAATTGCTTTACCGTCTTTATCAACACCTACTTGGAATTGATTGTCAGTAGTTGATCGTGCAACAGTTACCCACTGACCATTGACATATCGCAGGTCATCAAATGACGTATCCAGTGGCAACTGTAAGTTGTCTGTTCTTAGTTTTGCTTCAATGTTTCCCCTTGCCAAAGCAGCATCAGCCATTGATCTTCCGCCAAGGTCTCCAACTTTCATTCGGTAAGAGTTAACACCAGCATCACTCACTATCCCAGTATCTAATCCAGCAGTTTGTTCTGTTGTTGTTGTTCCAGTACCTTCACCTGTTCCTGTATAAGTAGCAGTAGAGTAAGCAAGTGTTGGGTCAACACCAGAAGCAACAAGCTCATCATATTTTGTGCGTTGGCCCATGCCAAGCGTTGCAACTTTGTCTTTTAGACTTGCATCCAGTGTTTGTGTACTGGTTGCATCAGTTGCAAGCTGGGTCAGGTCTCTTACGCCTTCAGTCAAGCTGTTTTTTATGCTTGTGCCAAGGTCTTTAAATTTTTGAGATATACCAGTCTGATTGTCGATGTACTGGGTAATTGCCTGCTTGCCAAGCTGTAACGCAGTATTTAATGCAGCCTCAGTTGGATTTTTTCCAAGGAGCGCTGCTTGCATTGCAGCAGATCCAATCCTCTTCATATCGGCAGACATTTCGCCGTAGCCGGGGATTTGCTTCAGAAGGTTTGGCGCAATATACGAAACACCTGCCGCAGCAAGCGCAGACAGTGCATTTTGTCCAGTCACTGCTGCCATCACAACATTGGCTGCACCGTTGTTGATTGCGTTTTTGGTGGCTGTGCTTAGTCCGGGGATATCTTTGGTTACCGTCGAAACAGCGTTGGATATAGCATCGCTTGCCAAGTTAAATCCATAGGACAGGGCTGCTGTTCTAAGTGCAGCTCCAACATCACCGCCATTTTGTGCAGTGCTGATGATGGTGCTGCCAAGCGCTGTAGCAATTGCGGGAGACATTGCAATACCAGTTGCGCTGCTGATTGCGCTTCCAAGTGCCAGTGCTGGGTTAGCAATAACGCTTGCCAACGTAGGCATCGACAAGATAGTAGATCCTGCCGTAACTGCACCGCTGGTTGCAAACAACTCTGCTCCCTCAACCATTGCTAATTCTGCGGCAGTCAATGATCCTGCTGTTGATGCGATTGCTGCGCCTTCTGCTGTCACTGCTCCTGAAGCAACTAATTCCGCAGCGGCTGCCTCTGCACCCATGCTGGCAATCATCTCTGCCAAGTATGGAGCGCCTATTGCAACAGCAGCAATTGCTAGTATTGGCAACAACAAGTCACCAAACATACCGCTGTGTTTTTGTGGCGTATATTGATTAGGCTGTGCGTTTACACCAAGTACAGACTGATCTACGGGTACGTTTTGTTTATTTGCTGTATTCCAAGCTGCCAATCCTTGGGTGTATAAATTGTCAATTGCAATTTTTGCATCGCCTGCATCATTTGACCACGCCCGATTCATCGGGATTCCATACTGTGCTACATGGGAGTTGTTAAAGACGTTGTAAACGTCCATCCATGTTGGCGGCTTATCACCTTTGGCTAATTGATCTGGCGTAAGGTTTTTAAAAGCATCAATTTCTGCACGATGTCTTTGCGCTGCTTGATTGCGAACGGAAATTTGCTCCTCTGACAAGGGAGTTCTGGTAACGTCATCTCCGCCTTCTATTACTTGCATAACTTACGCCCCAGTATTTGGGTTAACGGCGCTGACTACAGCAGCAGCCCATGACTGCCAATCATCAAATGCATCAGGCTGCGGTATGCCCTCGTTTGCAAATACGTCGATTGCTTTCAAGCCTTGGCCCCATTTCTTCCAATCAGTTTTTGGATCAGGTATCTCAAGTTGTTGCGCAGCATACAACTCGACCATGAGACAAGCCCACGAATCAAACGTGTGATATCGCGGATCGTAAATAAGGGCTGGATTAAGCGCCATATGGCCTCGTATCGCCGATCTCAGCGGTCACAATCACTCTGCCTAGCTGGTAGTTTCCACCAGCAACATCTGATACAAAGCGGAAGCGGATCTCCCTGCGCTGCTCACGCATATCAATCTTTCCTGTGTTTTCGCCAAAGTTGTATGGGCCACCAACAACGTCTTCTGCCTGAGCAAATGGTCTTCCATACACATACAGGCTCATCTCACCAGATTGGACAAAGTCAGGCTCTACACGATCAACACGCAGCCACTTGTTGTCTCCAACCATTTGAGGCTGTGCTGGGCCACCAGCAACCCATCCAAGGTCGCTGGTCTCAAAAAAGCTAGTTATTGCCAGTACGTCTTGTCCGTCAATCTCATCTGTTCCAATCTCGTGCTGGTACAGTTTGATGAGGTTAGCAACGGTGGAGAACGTCAGCGTATTGGTTCCAGTGGCTGTGGTGACCAACGAAAGTTGCAAGCCTTGGGCATAAATGGCAGACACTGGAATAGAGAAGCCTGACCCTGTTCCACCGATAGACGCAGCAGTTGCGCTCAATACATTGCCGACGATGTAGTTAGTACCACGAGATGTGATGGTCACTGATGTCACGGCGTTTCCAGACACAACGATTGTTGCCTTAGCGCTGAACCCAGATCCGCCTGTCAGGCTGACGTTGGTGTACGTTCCGTTCGTGTACAACGAGCCGCCAGTGATTGCTCCAAGCGTTTTGATGTTGCTCGAGGTAATACCAATGACCAACGATCCAGAGGTAATGCCAGTGCCAGAGACGGCCTGATCAAGAACTACGGATGTGTTAAAGGTGTCCGAGTAAACAAAAAAGCTACCACTTGTCAGAACATAGCTGTCTGTAAACAAAGGCGTGCTTTCGGTCGTAACCCAGCTTGCCTCAATTGGGTAGGCAAACACTTGAGAGAAGTATCCAGCGCTGCGGTAGGCACCATTGGACAGACCTGCGTCATACCAAGTGTTCTCGCGCACGTTGTAGATGATTGCATCAGTGCATTCAGTTGCATCACCACGAGGGTAGAACCACCAGATCTCACCAAACCTTGGAACCTTGGTTGCCCATACTTTTTGACGCTGGTTGTAGTTCAGGTTGTCAAAGAAGTAGTTCTGGTTCATGTCGTTGGGGATCTCACGAACAACGCCGTTGTACATGAGGAAGCGGTCAACACCACACCAGTAGTAGACACCATCGTACTCAATGGCTGACTGGCTCGACAGGATTGAAGATTGGCTGCTGATGATGTCATAGCGCCAGTATTGCGGGGGTGTTCCAACTCCACCGATGTAGGACACGCGAATAACGCTGTCAAGGCTCCAGAACAGGCCAGAAGGCGCGTTGGAGCCGCCCCTGACGGGTAAGCCTTGGACAATCTTTCCTGTCGCCACGTTGGTGGCATTTGCATCAGCAGACACCCAGTCGTTGGTATTTCCTGCCGAGCAATTCTGAATGAAGCCGTCATTGCCGTACACAAATAGGTACGGGTGCAACGAAACAATGCCTCCAGAGACCGAGATATTGTTGTTGAAGGTAAGCGTTGATGCCCCGTTTGCTGTGGCAGCAGCAGATAAAACAACCCGTTGGTATTGACCGAGGGTAAAAATAAACCCAGTTGTTGATGCAACGATTGTCGATACAGCGCTACCGCCAGAAGTTGCCGATAGGGTAAACGTGGTCGAGTAGTTGGTTGCAATAATGTAGTAGGTCGTACCAGAGGTAAGGCCAATGTACTTTGGTATGGTGAACACCAAGTTGCTTGTGCTTGCCACTACAGTTGTGAGTGCCGATCCACCAGAGGTTGCAGACAACGTGAACGTTGAGGTTCCATTTGTTGCAATGATGTAGTAAGTTGTTCCGCTTGTAACGCCTGTGTATGGCTTGGTGACAAAAGTCAGTCCTGTTGTCGCGCCATAGGTGTTCAGGATTGCAGTGCCGCCAGAGACAATCGACAGGGAGAACGTTGATGTGCCGTTGGTGGCTGAGATGTAGTAAGTCGTGCCGGGTATAAGTCCAGTACCCACGGGGCCAGAGAACGTCAACCCAGCCAGAGTGACTATGTTTGTCGGTATCGCTGCACCATTGATTGTGGACGACAAAGTGAATGTTGATGTCCCGTTTGTGGTGATGATGTAGTAGGTGGTGTTGGTAGCCACTCCGCTCAACAATACTGCTGAGAATGTCAGGCCAGTTGTTGTCCCAGCAGTTGTTGTCAGCGCTGTGCCGTTATATGCCGCCGATAACGTGAACGTAGAAGTTCCATTTGTAGCGATGATGTAGTAGATCTGGTTTCCGTTAACACCAGTTTCGCTTCCACTAAGGGTTCCAGTAACAAAGACTGGCTGTCCGATGTACAAGCCTGTGGTCGCAGTGCAGGAGCATTGACCAGCCGTTCCAGTAACTGCAACGCTGGCAAGAGTTGAGGAAGTAGGCGTTCCACGAACTGTAATTGGCTGTCCTACATACAACCCAGTGGTAGCCGTGCAAGAAAAGTCTCCAGTCACACTGGTGACCGCCACGCTTGCAAGAGTATTTGTGCTTAATGTCCCAGAGACGGTTACAGGCTGTCCAACAGCAAGGCCAGTCGTTGCCGTACATGAAAAAGTACCACTTGCGCCAGTGATTGCAACGCTTGCCAAAGTTGAGTCAGAAACAGTACCAGAGACAACGACCTGCTGACCGCTGTACAAGCCAGTGGTTGCTGTGCAGGAAAAAGTACCGCCTGTTCCAGTTACGGCGACCGACGATAAGGCTTCCGTGCCAAGCGATCCAGAAATGGTGATCGTCTGACCAATATAAAAACCTGACGACGATGTGCAGGAAAAGGTTCCGCCAGTGCCTGTGACCGTCACGCCAGCCAAATTAGGGGCTTGGAGGCCACTTGATACCACTGTGGTGCCAGAAGGTATGCCAGAACCTGACACGGTTTGTCCAGCGCCAATCAGGGTGTTGGTTTGGGATATGGTGACCGATGTGGTGCTGTTTAGATAAGCATTGGAGTCGGAAAATACCCCAATTTGGCTCATCGTGGTGCCATTGATATTCCCAATAAGAACAGGCGTGTTTTGCGTGCTGCTGATGGAATTGAGGTTTTGGCAGGGTGCGGCAATCAATGCCTGCAATCCGTTGCCGCTTACATCATAGAAGCCATCAAACTGCCAAAGGTTGTTGTCCGAGGCGGTGAAGTTGGACAGCGTGAAATCCAACACGCCTGATCCAATACCATTGTTGTCAATTCCAAGTGATTGGAGGCCATTGTTGTATCCGCTAAAGACGTAGTTGATGCCGTTTTGGGCGTTCACCCAGATACCACGGGATGGGCCAGACAATTGGGATGAGATAACCCGATATCCACCAATCTTGCGAGGGCGACCACGTTGGAACCGCACCCACTGACCATTAGTGTAGAAGTTTTTGTCAAAGACCGTCCCATCGCGCTGGATGCCAGCAACGGTATCAAGGGAAAAGACCTTGTTTCCCATTAGAAGGTTCCGCCTGAGATGCCAGTGGTGAAGTTGCCTGAGCCAGTTACCGCAAGACCAGTGGCAGTAAATCCTGCGGCTTTTACCCCCAGAACAGTAATGCCAAACTCACCGCTACCGGGGCGATAAACACCCGTACTTGTCTCAGAAGCAAAGTTCAACGATGGAGCGCCAGCAGAACCATTATTCAATGACAATGAACTTGATCCAGCAGAAACAGTTGCAGCGTTTAACAAGTTAACCGAGTCGCACAACAAAATTGCTTGGGCGCTTGCTGTAACCACCGCAGATGAGCCGCCAGCAACACCAGTTGTAAAGCTAACCGTGTAACCAGAAGATCCACCATTTGTTTGGTTGGTTATGTAGTACACCTGAATTGTCTGCGGAACAACAATGGTGACGTTGCCAGTCAAAGTGCCTGTGTACTTCTGGATGGTGTTAGAAGCCTCTGATGCTGTCAGGGTGTATGAACCAGAAGTAACAGCCTTGGTTAACTGCGAAAAATTAAACTGTGTGTTTTGTCCAAGGCCAACGGTATAAAACGCAGCGCCAGAGCAACTAATGATGCAAGAGTCAGCGGGTTGTAAAGCGATGGTTGACGCGCCGTTGATCAAGTCACCGCCAGATGGCGCAACCGTAAGCGTCCCGCTACCGCCATTACGCAGCAACATAAACCAGTTGTTGCCCAAGGTGGCTGTTGCTGACAGGGTCAAAGTTCCAGCGCCAGCAGTCCACACATAGGACGATGCACGATCCGAGGTAAGAGCCGTATAAGACGTTCCAAAAGTCTGGACTGGGTACGCTGTGTTCAGCGTGCTACTGATTGCCAGCAAACCATAGCCAGCAAGGGTAGCTGCATCGGTATTGGACGATCCAACGCCGAACGCAATGATTCCCCAAGTGCCAGTCGTTGTGGGGTTGGCAGTGATGTAGATGTACTGCGCCTGACCGGGGCTGACCGTAACAATCGTACTTGCCCCACCATAGCTTTTGACCGTTAAAGTTACTCCGCCAGTATTTCGGATCAGCGCATCTTGGCCTACCGAAGCCTGATTTGCTGGCGGCATCTCCAAGTAGTAGGCGGCGTTGGAGGTGGAGACCTCCATGATCCGAGCAGCCGCATCATCGGTTGCCGTGCCATTGATAGGCCACTCGAGTTGCAGTGTGGCTGTCAGCGTGATTGAACGGAACGAAACGTCCGTTGGCTGGATTACTTGTCCAGTAAATGGGCTAGTGAAACTCATACATCCCTCGCAATTGCTTGACGGTCAGCCAAACGCATGACATTCTCGTTTTGCAAGACCCCAATGATCTTGTCGTACTGAGCTTGCCACATCGGTATACGTTCGTCGTTTTTCAGGAAAGGCATCGCCTGCAAAAGCGACCCATAAAGCAGCGCTTGTGGGGCATACTGCGTGAACCAATTGGATTGGTTGGAAGAATCAAGGGGCTGGTTACGCTCGTAGTACAGCACCTCATAGGTGTATGCGGTAGACGGCGTAGGCGCAATCAGCCAATGCTCGTAGTCGTAGTCGCAGAAGTACAGTGGAACGCTCGTTGAACTGGCGTTGGGCCAGTATTCACGCAAATACTCGTAGGTGCGCAACAGCATGGGTTGGCGGCTACCAGCAACGGTCACGTTCATGGATACGGTTTTGCGCCAGCGGGCTGGCTTTGCCACAGTGGCCTCGTTTGCCACCATTGTGCTTTGCACCACCACCAAATTGCCCAAAAACTTGATCTCGGAGGCAATAATTTGCTCCGCCAGCATGATGAACTGGGGTATTTTGTTGAGCGTAGCGGTGTCAGTACGCTCCAAATAGGACTGGATGTCTTCCACAAGGGAGTCATACGTCATTACTGAGGCGGTTGTCATTTAACTACCTTTAAGATAAAAATAGGGCACGTTCATCAATGCGGCGGTTTTGCAACCCTTTGAGGATTTTACCCCCGCCCATGCAATACTTCAAGAACTCGTCCGCAGCACCCGCTTTATCGCCCCGTAACAGTTTTTGGCGAAGCGTAGAACGCTGGAGTGTCCCAAGGCCGCAGTTAAAAGAGAAACTGACAAGACCATCAAACATACC